CCGTGTTTTCTTGCGTTTAGATACTTCTGTATCTGTGCAGAAAGTGAACGTGAATTGTAGTCAGCATACTTTGTAAGCATACCGATTGCATCTGTCAAAATTTTACTGTCCTCTGGATTCATCTTCTTGTATTTTATTGTTATTTAATTCGGCCGTTGTTTTTCTCAATCCTAACAACCCTGCACCGATACCCACAAAGATAATACTTTGTGTGATAATATCAATGTCTTTGTTAATGAATACTTTATCTAAGCATCCAATGAGAAAACATAAAGTTCCAATTGCACAGACCAATACACCCATAGTTCCTGAAGCACTTGTCTTCCCATCACTATTGGATGTCATCTGTGCAAAACTAAACTTGTTAAGGTTTAATATTTTCTTCATAATGTTTGAATAATCTTTGGAAGGCTAAGGATACGATATGTTTACCTGGTCCTCGTAATGACTTACCCTCTTTATGTTCGTAATATTCTTTTAAAATCTGTATTGCTTTGTGTATGTCCATATTGTTGTATTATCCAAATGCTAAAACACCCTTATCTCCATCGACCAAATCTCTAACTACATATCTAAGAGCATCCATACTGTGATCGTCTACCTCTACCACTTCATTGGAGAAGTTCCCATCCTTGTCTTCTTTGTATCTGTAAGAGCCTATCTCTCTAATCACATTGTGTGAATTTCGTGTAATATACAATTCAAATTCTAATATTTTAAGTATTCCGTAATAAATAGAATTAGCACCCTTTGTACTTGGCTTCATATTGAATACCTTTCGCAGTTCCGCTATTATCTCTGGACGTGCATTATCAGCAATTATACGTGTATTTTTTGAAATGTCTAATCGTATCATTTCGTTTTTAATCGTTTCACTTGTTAAATTAGACTTATACAACTTCTCGTTAATGTATAATTTCTTATTGGCCTTGTCTATTTTAACGTGCAATAAGACAGTCGGATCATTATAACCAAAGTCCATTCCATAACCATCCAATCCTTTCACCTGGTTAAAGTCTTCCAATGATATGCTGTTCCATTTAGAGAAGACCAATCCACCTTCAAATGGTTTTGGATCTTGTTGGTATAGTGCTTGAAAGGCTCTCGGATTTGCCACCTTAATCTCCATTAATCGTTTTAACGAATGCTTACTCTCCCATAGTGCCTCTCCTGGTTCCCTCACATCGTGTATACTTGTCGCACCTTCACAAATAGCAGGAAGGGATAAGATTGTCCAGGACTTATCGTGATTCATTCGTGATAATATCCGACCGCTCAAGTCATCGAGATTCCACCTGGTTTGTGTTACTATGATTTGTGAGTCATTGTGTAACCTTGTTAAAAATACTTGTGTAAACCAATCCCATACTCTGCTTCGATAGGTAATGGATTCTGCTTCGATAGCATCTTTGACCGGGTCATCAATGATACCAATGTCGGCAGGAGTACCGGTAAGTGAGCCACCAACACCAATGGACTTGTAAAAGCCTCTATGCTCTACTATCTCAAACATATCAGAGTTTCTCAAATAACTACCTTTAGCAGATGTCCTTACATTGCTTCCGTTTAGTGTTGTCTCTGGGAAGATTTGTTGGTAAGATTCATCATCAATAATCCTTTGTACATCTCTGTTGAAGGATGTCGCTAAATCGGAAGAGTAAGAGCAACCGATAATCTTTAATTTGGGATTGCGGCCCAATAGATAAGCAGGTAAACGCCTGGATGTAAGTTCAGACTTCCCATGTTGTGGTGGCATAAACACCATTAACTTCTTTATCTTACCTTCTGCAAATTGCTGAAGATAGTCCATAAGGAGATCGTGATGCCAGTTGATTTCGTAGTCAGGCTTTGTATATTGAACAAAGTCCCTGAAGTCATCACTCGCTAATTTCGCCTTTATTTCTTGTTGCTTTTGTAATAAGAGCGTCCATTGCTCTAAGTTCATCCTTACTTAGTTTATTGATATCTATGTTCATTTTAACAGCAGGTTCGTCATTGTCTCCAGAGACCTTTTGGTATTGTGTTCCCAACCTTTTCAGTTCATCCTCTGTTGCGTGTAACTTGTACCACATAGCAATTAAAGCAGGATTATCACTTTCCGACATCTTACTCTTTAGTTTTACTTTTTGCTTTACTACTTCACTCCATAGTGCTTCCAATATTTCAGTCTCTTTGTTGTATTCAGCATTATAAAACTGTGACTTTCGTATTGGAATATGTTGTATCAATTCCTCCAGTGTTAAGATGTGATTGTCTTTGATTGCTTTTACTGCATATTCAATAAGCCATTCTCTATCGTATGTCATTGTCTTTGTTTTTATCAGTGTTCATAATTGATTCGTACCCATCGAGCATATGATTACTAAACTGCACCTGGCAGATAGCCATTCTTTGCTGTACATCTGTATACTCTGCTGTCATTATTTCATCTGACATACATCTCTCGATAAAGTCTTTCTTTTTTTCCGTTGGTCTTGGTGTTGGTATAGGCATAGTTTATGGATTTAATATTATCAGTATCATTGTTGTTGCTATGGCAGTGGAACCGATCCCTAAAAATGCCAATCCCTTCCATAGACTTTTCCTTTTCTTTTCCTTTTCTAAGGATTGTCGCACCTGGTTGTTTATGATTTCTGCCCTTCTGTATGAATCAATCAAATGGTTAGTCTCACTCACCTCTATCTCATAGGCTTTGATTGCATCTTTTTGCTTTGTGATTGTCTCATTTAGCAGAATAGTGTGATTGTTTAGCATACCAATTATCTCTTTACTATCGTCTAATTTACGCTTAACGTATTCAAGGGTATCAAATTTACTTAATACCCATTGTGCATACTGTCGATTCATTACAAAGAACGTATCAGTATTTATAATTTGTTGCCTTATCTCTCTATTTTGCCCTAAGAGCATCGAGGATAGATGAAGTGCTACTATCACCCCAGTTAGAATATATCTTTTCATCTTTATTTAATTTGGTTATTCGTTCTTTAATCTCTTTATCTGTTCTGCTTATTTCGGCTTTTAGGTTGTCAATAGACTTTATTACCTCTATACGCTCTTTTCTCACATCAATCAATACTTTGTATAGGCTGTCTCTGTATCTATCCTCATAGTCGAAATACTGCTTCATATTATCCTCCTTCCTGTGCAATGAAGATACGAAAAATAACAGTAGGGAGTTGGCTATTATGATAACTAAAATTATCGTGAATGCTGTTTTGTAATCTGATCTCATCATTTTTCAATAGTTATTTCAAGTTCATCAATTTTATCCTTCATTTTTTTAAAGACATATTTGTTTACATCGTTTAGTCTGCAATCGTAAGAGAAGTCAACTGCTATTTTGCACAATGTTTTTATCAGGTCCTCGTATTGCTTCTCACTATTTACTTCTAAATGTACACCATTATCCTTATGACTGGCTATTACTTCCAGTGCCAGGTTGTAAATGTCTTTTCCTATGTCTTGCCTCATTGTTTGATTTTTGGATATTCTAAGAATAATGGCCAGAATAATCCTGCTGCAAGACAAGGTAGTAAGGTAATCAAAGCATAAGCGAATAAGTGTTTGTTCTTTACCCATCTTCTCCTATTGGCTAAGAATACTTTGATATTGTCTTTGAATACGATCACACCTGCAGCAATGGAAACGATAAGGTAAGCATACCAAATGGTTAGGATTATTGTCATAATATTAGAATCGATTATTAATTTTAGATATACTTGTTTCATAATTTAAGAATTTATTGTATTTTTGATTCAGAAAAAGTTCTTTTGATAAAATGCAGTCTTATTAATTGATTCACCCCACTTCCATTTGGTTGTGGGGTTTTTCATTACTTACTCTCAAGGAGAAATCTTGTACTCCCCTCATCTCTACCAGTTACTCTCACAAAGTCTACCTCTACCTTAGCAGAGTTTACAATTACTTGAGCCACATCGGCAATTGTTTTCGCTCTCTCTAATTCCATTGGATGTTCTGGATCTTGCAGTGCTTCCAGTGTAGCGAATAAGTGATTTCTTAAATCATCAATCTTGTTTCTCGGCATCTTGGATTCTTTTTTTAAGTTTTTTAATTAATTTATTTACATCTCTTAGTTCAGGATGATTATGCAGTGAATTTCTCAACATAATCTCTTCTTGTGTTGTAAGAAATAGGTTATCAATATCGCAGTTCAATCTATTGCCATCTTTGAAAGTAATAACGTGCTTGGGAGGAATTGGTCCGTTGTGCTGTTCCCAAATGTATCTACTTTTAGAAACCATTGGACCTCTTTCCGATACCTTTATAAAAAGTATTTTATCTACCGGGCAAATCCTTTCATATCCAATAGGCTTTGAATTGTATGGAATTTGTCCAGGCTTAAACATCGTATTCTTTACCCTTTCATAAACTTCAGGAGACATCTTTTTCCCTTTGTTGTGTGAGGATTGACCTTTATTAAATTGGTTCTTTTTCTTACTTTCTTCTCTCCTCTGCAATACTTTTTCCCCTATTTTAAGATCATATTTTTTGACTATCCTGGACACAGTACATACATTCATATTAAGCATATCGGCAATCTCGATAAAGAAATAATCATTAAGTAATTCCTTTACTTTAGTGATTAGTTCTATTGTTACGATTACTGGTTTTTTCTTTGACATACTTTTTATAATAGTCCGATTTTTAAATCTCTACTTTCCAACAATCTAAAATATTGAAGTACCCAGTCTTACCTTTATACCCTTTTACGTTGCAGGATGCTGTGACTTTCAATCCTTCGCTTACTGGATTCTTGTCTACATTATCTTTGTACAATTGTAGCGTGATAAATGTCGGATAGTCTCCCTCTGTTTGGATTGTGAAGTTTCTCTTTTTGAATGTCTCAAAATGTTCAACTGGTTGTACATCAACGATTGTCCCAGTTACTGTGAATTTACTCATTGTCTTACTGTTTTTAAAGTTTTGATAATAGTTACATCCTCTTTCGTTTCAAGGAATATCTTGTCTGTGAATCCAAATATAAACGCTGGATCTACATTGTATTTTTTACAATAATTGTAAAGGAATGACATCGATGGAAGATTGGTTCTTGTATACTTCCCAACAATATGAGAATATGTCCCCAGTTCATTTGCTATTGTCGATTTACTTATCCTTTGGTTTTTCTTTAGTTCCTGGAATGATAATGCGAATCTCTCGCAGATTATTGTCTCCTCTTGTTTAGCCTTCATTTTTGAATAGTTGTTCAGTTAATGTATTAATTGTATGTTCGCTCTCTCCGTTTAATTGCTTGGATATTAGTTCCAGTTTGTTTTCGAATTGGTCTTCTGTCTCTGATAAAAATGTACAGATTAAATCTTCTATGCAAGACAGTAGTGGATCTGTGAATTCTGTCAAGTCTATGCCAGTACCTTTGAGTGTGTTCATTTTTACTAAGGTTACAGACATCTGTCTAAGTGCAAATTTCACCGCTTGTTTTTGTGATTGTTTTTCCATTGGTTTATTGATTGATTTATTGATTAAGCATCTATGTCTTCGGCATACTTACATCCGAATAATATTAAAATATGTGACTGTCTTTCTACTAAATAGTGATAGAATTCCTTACATCTTTCCGCTAAGAATTCGATGTCTTGCTCGTTTCTTAATACTACCTGCTCTGTGTAGTTTAGTGGCTCTGGGTAACGTGGATCAAAAGATATAAACGTGCATTTCTTGGCTCCAGTAATCCACATATAACCTTGCATCTGCCACCAATAGTCCTGGATATATTCGTTTGTTGGTTCTGATATTGGATCAAAGGAGAAATCCGTTAAGTTCTTTAAATGGTTTGTCGGATTGTATGGACATTTTACCTCGATAATATGTTCATCGTTTACAATGCCATCTGGTCTTCCTTTGATATATGGAATGAGTGCGTGGTGTATACTTCTTTCAGGTGTAAGAACTGTCTCAAAGTTTTTACATTCAAATTTTTGTATGGCATATGGTTCGTATTCTACTCCGTGTTGAAGTGCCCATACTTTAAGTTGTTCCTTCTCTACTCCTAAACTTCCCATAATAATTTCATCAGCATATTCCAATGCAGTTTTGTTGAATGGATGCTGTTTACCTTTACCTATTATTTTGGCAAAGTTAGAAGGTGTGATGTACATTTGGTGTAGTTCCATTGGTTTTGATTTTTATACTGGTTGTAAATCGTCTCTGAATTTAAGTCCATACATAAGACCCATCATTGACATTTCAGTTTTACATTTGATTGCACTAAACTTTAACTTTTTACGGATTATTTTTTCTCCAAATTCTAACCACTCGTAATACTTCTCCTCTGTTATTGTGTATTGGTTATACCAGTCATCCTTGCGACCAGAAACATCTTCAAAGGTTAAGTCATATCCTGCCAGTTCAAACTGCTTGTTTATTAGTGTGACGACAACATCGTCTATTTTAGATTTTCTCATTGTGTTTCTTTAGTGAGCCTATTAATGCTATAAATTCCCAAATTTGATATTTTGTAGTGAATTCAATGACTGGATCTGTATTAAATAAAAATACCCTCCACCCTTCTTTTTCTGCTTCATCAGAATCATTAGAAATTAATGACAATCCGTTTGCAATATCTAAAGTGTAATAATAGAAATCGCCATCAATACTGACTTCCTTTTGGAATAATAAATAGAGTAAATTTGATTCTCTCATTTTTATAACTTTATGTAAAATTAAACAATATTATTAATATTCAAAACATTTTTAAACAAATTTTAAATTTAATAAGGCTAATTTAAAAGCATCTCTTTTATCCTGCTCTGTCTTTAGTCCTTTGTAATTAATCACCAGGTACTTTTCCTGGTCCATTATTGCTTGTGTTGTTTTGTGATCCCATTTAGTTCCTTTTGCCAATGGAGAGACTTCTTTTACTTTATAGTTTCCTGCAATTAGTGTATCCACTACGATTTGTGATACTGCCTGATTCATTCCGACATTGCGTGATTTTCTTGCCACTACTAACTTGGAGCCAGTAGTATCGAATGAGGCTTTTTGTAGATTTGAATTTTCTACACAAATAAATAATTCTTGTCTTGAATAAGCGTGATGTAAAAAATTAGCAAAGTTTAAAAAGTCTTTGAAGTCTTTCATTATTTCAAATCTCACTTCTTTTTTTGTGCATAATATTGTACAAACAGCAAATCCATTTTCCCTGAATGCAGGATCAATCCCTATAAGAATCATATAAGTATAGTTTATGTTTAATGATGTAATTGTGTACGTGCTTCCAGTACCCTCTCTTTGAGCCATATCCTTTCAGTTGGTTACAAGTTGTAACCGATTGGTACCGCAGTTGTGGATAATGGTAAGATAGGAAGAGAGAGTGATCCAGGTAAGAATGCCAAATAGTTTGGTAAGACCTCCATTTTATATTGTTTCTGTCTACAAAGTAAGTATTTGTAGTTTTCATTGGAGCACCTGGATAGTATTTGATAGCAAAATGATTGTTGGAATGTATAGATATGTTACTTTTCCCTCCTCCACTTTCGATTATTGCTTGTGCTAACTGTATTGAAGCAGGAATGCCAGTAATAGATTCCATTATTTTGGCTTTAAATATATTCTTTTCGATATAATTGTCACTTATAATAGACAAAAGTAACGTAAATAAGAGTAATTGCATATAATATTTATCATTTATAGGGCTAAGGATTCATCTAATCGTAGCAATTCAGATTGTTGTATTTGGTAAAAGTTCTGGTTGAATATAAATTTTTTGTATTTATCATTTTTTAGAAGATTTAATGGAATAGATCCTTGAAAAATTACCTTCCAACCCTCCAAATATTTCTCAGTTGTTGACAAAATATAGATGTCTGATGGGTTTTTTAAACTATGTTCTCTAATCATTAAAGGCTTATCGTGTCCATATGGCCCTTTAATATCAATTCTTTTGCCGTTTAAGACCATATCTCCTCTATCGGTATATATAGAGTTCACTTGTGTATTTTTAATGTCGCATACGGCAAATTTAAACATAATTGATGTGGCCATTTCAACTATCACTCCCTGAATACTAATTTCTAATGGGTTTCTTTTAGCGTAAATCTGTTCTTTGACATTATTGGCTCTGTTTGTTTCGTACCTTTCAGTTCCTATCCTGGTACATTCCTCCAGTAGTTTACCTTTGATAATTATAAATTCACCTTTTTCTACTATGTACATAAGATTAGTTTACAAATCCAGTGATATAATACCACACAAATAATTTCGCATAATTAGATTCTGTCTTTCTTTGGTGGTCAGGAGACTCAATACCGCTAAGGATATTCTTTGTTTGCTTTCTGGCGGATTCTGCTGAATAGGCATTGAAAGAATTCCTACCAGAGGATATATTTCTTAGTGCATCCTTTTTGGCTTTCTCATACATTTGCTTTTTGACATCTCTTGGAAAGTCTATCTTACCAAATTCCTTTAGTATCTTCCCAAAGTACATTGGTATTTCTTGGTACTCGGAGTAGACTGCTTCTCCATTCTCTTCCAGTTTCTGTTTGGCATCATTCATTACAGCCATTGCGTGTATTCGTGCTCTCAAGTTTAGTCTGTCTATCTCTTCATAAGTTTTAGACCTGGAATTATCAACTTTGTTAAGTTTTTCCATTAACAAAATGTTTCTGTACTTGGAATAGGCTGTCAATAGGTCCGCAATAAAAGTGATGGACATTCTCTTATATTTGTATATGTCAAATTCAAATCTTTTCATTGCAGCACACTCAAAGGCTACCGGTATCTCATTAGGACCTAATGTCATAAAGTTTCGTTCAATGAAATAGTAGCACTCCTTTAGGATGTTTCTTTCGCTGTCAGGACTATACCCAAAGTATTGTTCACAAGCATTGATAAGGCTACCGATAATAAAATCCATATTCACCTCTTTGTCTGTGTCTTTGATTTGGTTGTTTGAGCCTAAGAACATCTCTTCGAAGATTGATCTAATGTCCTTTGATTTCTCGTTTAAGTTTAGCAACGAATTCGCTTGTTGTGAGTTTTGGTTTAGCAGTTCCATTTTGATTTAATTTTTTAGGTTCGAAAATACCTTGCCATTGATTGGCAATGCTGTTATTGATTGATTGAATTATTTCTTCTTCTGTGAAATGGTTTAACCAGGAATCTAAAGTTTTTATTCTTTGGTCTATTGCTTGTTGTGACTTGTATGGTTTTTTAATGTCACTACGATATTTGAAATATTGGTTTAGTGTTTCGATAAGATAGGGAGAAAATCTTTGAGGATAAAAATATTGAAAAACAATTTTCTCTTTCTTTACTTTTTTATCTTCCTTAACAACCACAGATTTGTCAAAATCGCCTTTTATTTCTTTTATATTCTTTTTATTATTTTTATTTCTTTTATATATGTGCACGTATTCGTGCTCAGGTAGCACATATTCGTGCTCTATGGGCACATATTCGTGCTTGGGTAGCACATATTCGTGCTCGGTGGTAACGGATTCGTGCTCTATGTTTTCAGGCACAAATTCGTGCTCGACATCAAATTCGACATCTAAACTTTTGAAATTTATACTTAAACATCTCAACCCATTACTGTCATACTGGGTGAAAATAAAATTGTTTTTCCTTAGATCGGAGAGCATATTTTTTACTCTTCCGCCTGACAATCCAATTATCTTTCCTATGTTCTCATTTGACATCTTACAGTAGTTCCCAGTCTTTGAGTAGTTATGTATCAAAGACATCAAAAACTTCTCCGTAGGGTTTAAATTTGGATGCAGGAATATCTCTCTTGGGATCCACATACCTTTGAAATTGTCATTCATAACTTAAATTAAAAAAGCCTCCAAAAGTGTGTGTAGTAGGAGATACACAACACCTAAGAAGGCTCGTAATTGGGTTATATTTCTTTAAACTATAATTTGACTCCTACCCCAAAATATAATTCTAACTCAAAATAAGAATTTATATTTACTTTTTTCGCCTTTTGTGTAATAATTTATTTTTTCTGCTTCTAAATCCATAGCCTTAAAAAGTATATACTTTAAGTATATCCTTTTGTTTTTCTCTGTGGACATCCATTCCAAAATAGCGTTAAACTTTAATGGTTTTCTCATTTGATATGGAGCAGGAATCCGATTGATAAAATCATTTGTACTGTCCTTTATGGCAATCTGTATCAATTTACCAGGATTAATATCGTCAGGAACAAAGTATGAACTTGTGACTAACTTCTCATAATCCTTTGTGGACCATTTACCCTCTACAAAAGTTTCAAAAATAGCAGAAGCCGCTTCCAACTTAGTACAAGAAACCCCATTTCTGAGGCTCTTGACTAAATATTGAACATTTTCTACAAAATCGTTTCCTTCATTACTGGCTCTAAAATATGTTCTAAACATTGCTAATCGATTAAATAAGGTTAGACAATTCTTGTTTCTGCTCTGATGTCAACTTATACATCTTCATTGCTTCTGCAATTCGTACCAATGGTTTCTCCTTTACCCAGTTGAATACCTTCTCCCATTTGTCTTCAGGTACTTCTTTTTGGTAGGTCAATTGTTCCTTTTGGATTGGAGCACCAATAGCATCTGTATCAGTATCGACATTTATACATAGGATAGCAGAAAGGCTGTATCTCTTTGCGTAAGTAATCCCACCTCCCATATCCTGGAGAGCATTGGTTCCCTTGTTGCCAGACATCGGAGAGAAAGGCATCATTGATGTTCTAAACTCACCACTTGTGTGATAGATTGTAGTGGATAGGAAGTCCCCAGTCATATCCTGGCAGATCACAAGACCGCATTCGATAAGCATAGGTCTAATAGTTACAAGCAAATTGTCTAAGGTTACATACCCATTTTTTAAGTGAGCATTTTTTCCATCTTTTTTAAGACTGGCGTTTTGAAATAACCCTTGAAATTTTACAAGGGCCTTAACCAGTTCTGTGATTGTTTCACTTTGGATTAGATGTTCATTTACGTTTTTCATAATTTGATAATTTTATTGGTTATTTAATTTGGATAAGAGTGTAAGTATTAGTTGCTTGGTTTATCACTTGAAAAAAGGTTTTGTCATCGTGGTCTTCATTGTCATCCAGGCCTAATTCTAATTTGTCATCAATATCAAGGTCATCGATGTTTAATTCATACATAGTTAATGATTTAACTAATGACAGCATTTGTACATTAGCACCATCGATATGGAAGAACATATCTTTGACATATTCTCCATAAAGTTCAATTAATGCTTTTTGCTTGTACTCTGGTAAGTGATTGAATGGTTTCATAAATTTGATTTGTATTGGTTAAAAATGTAATAACGAATACAAATATAAACTTATTTATACATTTATCAAATCTTTTGAGAAAAAATATTTATTTATTTTTAGTCCTGGTACTGGTCTCTAAGAAGTTTAATTATTTGCTCCTTGTCTCTGATTGTTGTTTCTAACTTTGTGTTATTCTTTTCAAACATTGACCGTATTTCTTCCAGGTGTTTATGATGATCATCACGGATGTTTTGCTGCTCCTTTAAGAATGTCGCATTTAAGTCTTTCATCTGTTCCTTTGTGTCTCTTAACCAAAAGTATAAAACAGCAGGGACCCCAAAACTACTTATAATTTTAATAATTTCTATTTCGCTAATAATGCCTCCAGTGAACAAAAGTAATGCAGCACCTGAAACAACATCGACCATTCCGTGATGACTCATATAAAAAATTTAGGATAGGTTATCAATAGTTAATCCGAACAAAGATGCTAAAGAGTAGGCATCTGTTGCCATATCTCCATTAACAATAGTATATCCACATTCAAACAATGTGATATTGTTATTTTCATCCAATGAAACGTGGATAGAAAAATTGTCTACATATTGGCAGAAATCCATATTCAATGTATGATGTTTTCCATTGATATATATCTGATTGCCACTAATAAAAATCTCTTGTAATAATCTCATACTTATACTGTTTTGTTTAAAATTACATTAACCATTCTTAAAGTTGTACTATCTGCCGCATTACCCAACTGTATAGCAACAATTATGTATTGATTTACTGTCCAGTCTATACTTACATCACTGGAAGCCACAGTTGACAATGAAGCACTATCTGTTAAGGCTCCTGAAGTAGCAGCAATAAAGTTCGTTGTGGCCCCATCGACATTGGCAGTTCTTTCCACTAAAAAAAACCTACCATTTAAGTTAGTAGTGGCATAGGTTGCTAATAGTGTCGCACCACTTAAACTGGCACTTGTATTAATATAAAGCCTTACCGTTGTGTTTGCTGCTGATCCTGCAGGTTTAGTAAACTTTGTACTAAATTGAATAGTGTCTCCAGTTTCAATAACATTGGCATCAATCAACTTGGAATAAATCAAAGTATTATTTGTTGTGCCGGTATGCGTTATATTGGGAGAGGCTGTTGCTAATACTTGAATTTTTGGTACTGTATTCTCCCATTTTAAATTTGATCCGTTGTATTGTAATATTTCGCCATTTGCAGGTGTAGTGGAAAAATTAACATCGTGTAATTCTCCTAATTCATCCAAACCATCTTGTACCTTTACAAATATTTTACCATTGTTTGCGTGAGCATAAGTAACCCATCCTATTTGAACTGGATGCGTTGTAGGTTCTATATTTGTTAATCCACCTGCAACAGTATCAGATAACCAAATAACATCACCATCACTCCAAGTTTCTCCTTGTAAAGATCCAGTTGTATTTATATTTCTTATATATCCAAACGTAGTGATAAATCCTTCCTGGTTATTATTTATGTTTTCAATTACTAATCCTAATATCCCACTATGGTTTGCATTTGTATCTGCTTGTGCTAATTTAACTGCAAGTCTTTGTCCTGCTGCTCCACCTTCTGATTGTGTTCTAATTCTAACTACCTTATACTCACTTTTAAGCAAATTGGAATTTGTCTTATTTACTATTATAACAACATTCTCTAAACCAACTTGCAAAGTAACATTGCCACCTTTTAAGCCTAAATTTAAAGTGCCATCAGTATTATTCCATACCAATTGCCCTTCCGATGCCGTATCAGTAGTGCCAGTATTAAAATCAAGTTTATCGACATCAACAATATCAAGGTTTCCTGCTGAATTGCCAACAGTTAAAACTTGCGTAAGATTCTGTGATCCACCACCGCCAGTTACCCTAAAAAAAAAAGAGTCAGCCAATAAATCCAACAAATCGTAAGCATTTCCAGAGAATGGAACAACGGCAGCAGGTTCTATCTGTGTGCCAGTTATTTCAGTAGTTACAAGCGTTGTAATTTTGTCGCTATTCGCATAAACATCGACAGTAGTATCAGAAGTCCATTGAATAAAAGAATCGCTTACAAGGCGTTTAATTACGTTTCCTGAATTATCCTTTAGGATAACATTGCCATTGGTTAATTTAACTATGATCATTTTAATAGAATATTATATTTGTTGAATTATTCTTTTGTCTTTTACAAGTTCTGCAGAAGCCATACATACCATAAGAACCACAATTACACCAGTGACTATTGTTACCACATCCACACTCATCCTCACAACTTCCACAACTATTGCAAGGGCAGTG